AAGTGCCGGTGGTAAACAGATACTTACGGGGACAGACGTGATAGATGCCGTTTTGTTTGCAGGAGAAAAAGACCGGGTTATTAACGTCATTGACCAGATTTCCGGATATGATTCAGATTTAGAGGAAGTAATAAAAAACTAATAGATTCGGGCGGCCGTATGTACGTGCTGTCCGAATTGTTTGTAAGGACAGGAGTCACTCTGGATGAATACTATGCAAAGCCGCCGAACATAAGAGCCTTTATGTTTGCCAGCATAGTAGCAAAGATTGAAAGGGAAGCAAAAGAAAAGAAAGGGGGGTGTATTTTTTGGCAGAGACAATAAGGATTGAGATACCGATTGAGGTAATAGACAATACGGATGATCTGGATAATATAATCCGGAAACTTGATAAATTAGAACAACGTGCAGTAAAGGCAAGCAATCAGGTTAGAAACTCCAGCAGGTCCATGTCAGAGTCCTTTAGCAGTGCGAGCAGTAAGGTATCCGCATTTGATAAGACAGCTGAAAAGACACAAAAGTCTTTGACAGGCTGGGTTAAACAGAAATACCAGTTGCTCGTTGAAGCCAAGGATCGTGCATCTCCCGTCATTGATAAAATCAAAAGCACTGTTGGAAGCCTGGCAGGCAGAGCATGGAGAATAACGGTAGGGGTTCTTGACAAGGTAACAAGCCCAATTCGGAGCATCTTGTCAGGGCTAAATTCTGTCTTAGGCATGTTCGGCCTCGGTCTTAGCTTTGCCGGTGGCATCGTAATGCCCTTAAAGTTGATTATGGAACAACAGAGTGTAGAAACGGCGTTCGAGGTCCTACTTGGAAGCGCCGATGCTGCCAAGCAACGAGTGGATGAGCTTACAACATTTGCTGGCAGTACCCCATATACCCGTGATGAAATATACGAGGCATCCAGAGTGCTGCAAGTGTTTACCGGGGATACCCTGAGTACAGGGGAAGGACTGAAAATGGTTGGTGATATAGCTTCAGGCACCAAGCAGGAGTTTGGAGACGTAGCTTTATGGGTCGGCCGATTATATGATGCAATGTCCTCCGGTAATGCCATAGGGGAAATGACAAGCCGCTTACAGGAGATGGGAGCCATTAATGGAGAGGCTCGGACACGGTTGGAAGAACTTGCAAAATCCGGAAAAAGCATAACGGAGATATGGCCAGAGGCAACCAAAGAGTTTTCACGCTTTGACGGAATGATGGAAAAGATGTCAGGAAACCTTAGCAACTTGCTATTGGGGGTAAAATCCTTTGTGACGAACAATATTATGAAACCAATCGGCAGCGGTTTGACCTCAGCAATTACTCCGGTCCTTGAGAAATTCCGTCAGTGGAGGAAAGAAAACCCTGAATTGATTGCACAGATGGCAGAAAATATTGAAAAGAGTGTAGGTGATTTTGCTGATTCTGTAGTCAATAAGGTCACTGGCATGATAGAAAAAGTATCTGCCTTGATGAACACCCAGGAATTTCAAGATGCTGATTTATTTGGAAAAATTAAAATTGCTTGGGATGAATTGATAGGAAACCCGTTTTCTGAATGGTGGGAAGGTACCGGAAAAACAATGGTTGCAGAAAAGATGGGCGACATAGGCAAAGGCCTCGGAACTGGGATATCCAACGGAATCCTGACATTGCTTGGAATTGATGTATCAGGGGTTGAAGGGGAAGCCACCAGCATAGGTGCCTCGTTCGCTAAGGGATTTGCAGAAGGATTTGACGGTGAAGCGGTGAAAGAAGCTGTTATGAACGCCATAAAAGGAATCTTTTCCAGTGCGGGGAAGATTCTACCGGGTGGAGAATCTCCGGACATATCTTCATGGATATCGGCTGCTTTGATTGCAAAAGCAGCGAGTCCTCTTCTCTCTATGGGAAAAGGAGCCTTCAGCATCGGAAAGGCAGTGACCGGGAGTGCTACGGGAGGCCTGCTTGGGAAGGTTATTGGTTCCGCATCCACGGGGGCCGAAATTGCAGGAACAGGCATGATGACCGGTTCTGGTCTTATGGGAGGCCTTGCAAGCATTGGAGCTAAACTTGGAGGAGCTGGTGTTGCATCTTCAGGTGCAGGACTTGCGGCTTTGGGGGCGGGTAGCGTAGCCGGAGGAGTTGCAGCTGCAGCTACCTTATTTAGTTCATTTAAGGATTACAAAGAAGCCTTTACAACAGATGATACAAAAAAATCCAAGGTGTATCAGGATTCAGGAGCTGCAAAACTAGCTGGTGTTGGGGCTGGAGCAGCTATTGGGACAATGATACTTCCTGGAGTGGGAACCCTGGTCGGCGCAGGCATTGGAGGCATTGTTGGATATCTTGGTGGGGAAAAAATTAAGGAAAACTATGAGGAAGAATTGCGGAAAGCGGAGGCGGCGGAGGAATTCAAGGCAGCAATGGCCGCAGATGCAGCAAAAAGATTGGCAATTTCACAGGAGAAGGCAAAATATGAAACAAAAGAAATGAAGCAAGCCGTGGAAGATGTTGCAAATGGGTTGATTACCAGTGAGCAGGCAAGCCAGATTCTTTCAGAGCAGGTAGGGAAAAACCTGAAATCCCACTTTGGTGATATTGAACTTTCCATGCAGGAAATTGCTGAATTGTCTGAAAAACTGGTATACGGAGATAAGATACAGGAATTTGAAAGGTTTTCAGAAGCGGCAGAGAAGACAGAACAGAGTATGGTAAACTTAAAAAGCACCATTTCTTCTATTGATAAACTGAATTGGAAGGCTGGTCTTGGGCTAAAGTTAAATGATACGGAGATAGATTCGTATAAGGCTGGCATGGATGAACTGGTACAGAATGCGTTAACATATTTGGAAGATAAGCACTATGAAGCAAAAGTTTCAATCGACCTTCTCTTCGGGACGGACGGCAACCCTGAATTCATGTCCGGGATAGACGAGACGTATGCCACCATCCAGGAAGAATTGAATGGATACGGGAATGAATTGTCCAAAGCGGTAAGCAGCGCCCTTGAAGATGGTATTATCGATGTGGACGAACAGAAGATTATTTCGGAATATCAGGAAAAAATTATGGGTATCATGAATCAGATTTCTAATGCGGAAAATGAGGCGAAGCTTAATGTCCTTGAGTTAAAGTTCGGCGGAGCCGGCATGACGGTAGATAGTTTCAAGCAGCTGCAGGGAGGGCTACAGGAATATAAAACCAATGCAGAAGCAGGCTATTTACAGGCAGCAGAAACCGCATATACAAACCTTAACTATGAGAGATCCCAGAGGGCAGGTACAGATAACCCGATGGATCTTGAAGAGTATAATACTAAATGGCAAGAGATCAATGCAGCATATGACCAAAATATTGCAGATATGAATACTCGAATGGAAAACTTCCAGTTAGATGCAATTGCAAATGCATATGCAAAGGAACTGGACGGAATACTCCCGGAAATGAAAGGAAGCACATCAGAGAAGTTAGGGGCTGCCATGAAAGAAGCAATGGCGAATGGTGTAGACCCTACGACATGGGGAACCGAAGAGGGATTAAGTTCCGCAGTGGAATGGCTTGGACTGGAGAACCTGGGTACAGAGACGCAACAAGCAATTGCCGAAATGATGGGTGAACTTGCAAAATCCATGCCGGAAGATATTTTCAAGGAATTGATGGGAGATAAACTTGACACGGAATGGCTTACAAGCGATCTTGTAACAAAACTAAATAATTTAGATCTCTTAACTTTTGATGGTTTAGGTGAAAATGTGGTATCCGCGATAAAAGATTCAATTCTAGCGAAAACCAGTGCGGAATCATTCGAAGAAATAACGGGACCTCTTGGAACAAGTATTGGAAACGGAATAGGAAGTGCTATTTCAAATACCGATATGTCTCCTATTAATTCTGCAATTGATGGATTGAAATCAAATACTGGCACAGCGATAGATGCCGCTTATGCACCCGGATTTAACACGACAACAGGTGTAACGATTACAGCGGATTATAAGCTGGCAAATCCTACGGCAACAATTAGCTTTTCCGGTGGCGGCTCTGGTACCGCAACAGTAAATGCAAGTATCGCATCAAACGCTGAAGGAAGTATTGTAAACGGTCCATTGCTTAGCTGGGTTGGTGAGGACGGACCGGAAGCAATAATCCCACTTGGAAGTAAAAGGAGAGGGCGAGGATTGAGCCTGTGGGAAAAGGCAGGAGAACTTCTAGGCGTAAAGAAATATGCAAACGGTGGAGTGATTGGTCAAACCTCCTCAAATTCCCTCTCAAACAATGAGGACTTAAATTATATCAGCAAGGCAATTTCAAGCCAACCCAGAGGATATAAGGAGTTCTCAGACCTATATGGTGAGGATGAAACACCTGATTATGCAGGAGGTCAATCTGGAAGCAATGTTTCCCCAAATACGGGTGGGATGGGAGGAATCCAGATTTCAGTCAACATGTCCCCAACATTTGAGATAAGCGGGGAACAGGCATCCGATGAATCAAGCATTGTGTCAGTGCTGAAATCCCATATTCGTGAAATGGCAGATGAACTTGGGGATGAACTGGCAGAACGGCTACAAAAGGTATTTAACAACATGCCAACGAAGGAGGCGTAAAGAGATGAATATAACTTTGAAAGAAATCGGGAACAAGAAAAATTCCTTTACGTTTCCATCCCTTCCGGAAAGGATTACTGTGAACAGGTCAGCAAAATATAAGACTCATGACCTGTTAAACGGTAATACATCCAAATTACCGAAAGGCAAGGAATGCGTTGAAGTTTCATGGGATGGTATTTTCTTTGGTGCTGCCAGAAAAAAACAAAGCTACATCCGAAAATGGACTGGACCTAAAGCTTGTGAAAAAACTTTAAGAAGATGGCTGAACAAAGGAACGCCGTTGAAACTATTGGTTACTGGAACGAACATAAATATAGATGTCACCATTTCCAAGCTGACGACTAATAGTGAAGGTGCTTTCGGTGATCTGGCTTATTCCATTGAGTTCACCCAGTACAATGCACTGAAAATTAAAACCATGAAGGAGCTGAAAAAGAAGAAAAAGAAAAGCTCTACTAATTCACGTCCTTCTACACAAAAAAATGGTGGAACATATACCGTGATAAGCGGTGATAGTCTCTGGAAAATTGCACAGAGTAAACTTGGAAATGGCAGCCGATGGTCAGAGATATACAGCCTGAACAAAAAAAGCATTGAGGATACGGCAAAGAAGAAGGGATACAAAAGCTCAAACAATGGCAGTTTGATATTCCCAGGGCAGAAATTGACCCTGCCGGCAGCATAGGAGGTGGCACATTGATTAATGTAGGGAAATTATCTTACACCTTTGTGCTGCTGACTCCTGATAAAAAACAATATGACATTACCGGCATGGTACAGGATGGTGGATGGGAAGAAGGAAAAGGGGAACTGGCAACCCATATTAACGGCACTATGGGTAATGGAAAATATAAAGGAAAAAGAGTATCATCCATAATTAAAAATGGCTGTCTGGTCAGAATATTGGTTTCCACTGGTGGAAAAAAGAAAGAGGTAGCGAGAGGAACGGTTGTTGACTGGGAGGTTAGCCGTAATCACACGAAGAACAATTTTGAGTTTGGGGCATATGATAACCTTTATTTCTTTCAGGAAAGCCAAGACAATTACTATTTCAGCAAAGGAACGAGTACAAAGACCGCATTAATGAAAATATTCAATGACTGGAAAATACCGGTGTCAAAATATGAAGGACCAAACATTGAACATGCAAAAATGGCGTACAGAAATCAAACACTCAGCAATATCGTACTGGAAATACTGGATGAAGCCAGTACAAAAAGCAAGAATAAGTACCTTATCCGCTCAGAAAAAGGGAAAGTACAGGTGCTGCAACGAGGAACAAATAAGGATGTATACCATTTTGCGGCATTAAATACAGAAATGGTAAGCTATAAGCAAAGCATATCCGGCATGGTTACAAGGGTAAAGGTAATCGGGCAAGAGGATGATGATGGAAAATCCAGCACGGAGGCAATCGTGGACGGTGATACTAAATATGGCATCAGGCAAAAGATATATGTAAAGCCCAAAGATGATAGTGTTGCCGATGCAAAGAAGGAAGCTGAAAAGATACTTGATGAAGATGGGAAGCCGAGCAGAACAATTACTCTGGAATCTCCGGATGTGCCATTCATCAAGAAAGGTGACAAAATCCATGTCAATACAGAGTTTATTAAGGGATACTTTTACGTTGTCTCTATCAGGCACTATTGTGATGATGCAACTATGACTATGGAAATTGAACATGTATAGGGAGGCGGTTTCATGGCGAATAATCCTGGCGTAAACAAATTGGCAAGGGTATTGGCACAAAGGATGGGGGAACAATCGGCTTCACCGCAGGACTTTGAGTTTGGACAGATAACGAAGAATGGTTCTCTGGTGACGGATACTTTCAGGCTTCCGGTCCCAAAGCAGGATTATGTTTTGAACCATTTACTTTTAGGGGAAGACAGTAAGTTGAAGTCCGGTGACAGAGTGCTTGTTGTCTGGGTACATGATACCCCGGTTGTCATATGTGTAATTGCATCCGGAAAAGAATTATAGGAGGGGTGTTACATGGATGAAGATATTGGATTATTTCCTGTTTTTGATGTGCCGGACTTGGATGAAGAAGAAGACATTGCAGAAGAACAATATAAACGCAGTGTCTTTTTTGATATAGAAACCGGAGATTTCAGGATGGATGGTGCCGGTCGCATGACAGAGGCAACAGGATTTGAAGCATATATGCAGTGGTGTGTAAAAGTAGTAAATACCCCTCGGTATTCCTGCCTTGCATATCCGGAAGAGATAGGCACGGAAATGGATGAAGCTTTTGAGGAAGACACTCATGAAGCTGTGGAATCTGTTGTTGAAAGGGAGATAACGGAAGCATTGATGGTAAATCCAAGGACGGAATCGGTAAAGAATTTTGAATTCACATGGGATTCTGGGAGCCTATATTGTTCATTCACGGTTCAAGGCTTGGACTATGAGGAATTTGAAATAGAAAACTTAGAGATAGGGATGGGAGGTTGATAGCATGGCAGAGTTTGTTGCACCTGAATTTATTGACGAAAATGATGTGGAAAGCATACATGAACGTATGATGGCTGTACTGCCGGATGATATAGATGACATGCCTGGTGGGTTTCCGTATGATTTCACAATGCCAACGGCAATTGTAAAATCTGAATTAATCCAATATCAGCTGGTTCAGACACTCATGCTTATGTTCCCAATGTGGGCGTGGGGAGAATGGCTTGACCTGCATGGGTCGCAGGCAGGGCTTACTAGAAAAGAGGCTGGATATGCAAGAGGTTACGTGACAATTGAGGGAAGTCTCGGAACAGTGATTGAGAAAGGGTTCGGCATATGTACGCAGGCAACAGATTCTGCTCCGTCAGTTTCCTATATTGTTGATGAAAGTATAGTGATACCGGAGGATGGTAGCGTTACGCTTCCCATTACAGCAGAAGAGCCTGGAACCGTTTCAAACGTATTGGCAGGGACCATTACGCTTATGCTGAAGCCGATTGATGGAATCACGAGCATATTGAACGCAGAAAGGATCACAGGTGGCACGGATGAGGAAACAGATGACGCATTTAGAATCCGTATCAATGAAGCTAACGAATCCGAGGGGTCCTCCTATATCGGAAATGACAGCGATTATAAGCGTTGGGCGAAAGAAGTAGTGGGAATAGGGGACTGTATTGTAATTCCGACATGGAACGGCCCGGGGACTGTAAAACTGGCCTTGGTAGACTCTAACGGCCAGCCGGCAAACGATCAGTTGGTAACAGATGTATATAATCATATTGTTTCCCCAAGTGACCGTTCTAAAAGGCTCCTTCCGACCGGATGTGCAGAGCTTACTGTGGTCGCAGCAGATACAAAGCTGATTTCATACTCATGTGAGAATTTAGTCTTTGACAGCAGTACCAATCTGGAACGGGTAATTGCAGATTTTAAAGAGTCTTTAATCTTGTATTATTATTTAGCAAAAAATAGTAATTTAGTACGTTACAATCAAGTACATGCGATATTGTCAAATATAAGTGGCGTTCTTGATTTTGATAATTTCAGAATGGATGACTCTACAGACAATATTGTATTGGATGGATATGAGTATGCAGCTACCGATAAGATCATTTTTAATAGTTAGGAGGGACGTTTAATGGATTTAGAAAATTTCCCTACATGTGAGACGGCGAAGCGCATGTTAGGAACCGTAACATCTGGATATTATGATAAGTCGTATGTTGGGAAATGGTTGTTCCAAGTCATGGGATTGGAGATGGAGGATTCGAGGAGTAAGACTGAAGAACTTATTTCTCAGGCATTCCCGGAAACGGCCACATGGGGATTGCGTTATCACGAAGAAAAATACGGATTAGCGGTGAGAGAGGATTTAGTATATGAAGAGCGAAGGAATCTGATATACAAAGCAAGAGATTCGAAGTTCCCAATGACACCATATCGTATGGAATTAATACTTTCAAAAATAACAGGAAGAGAAATCTATATTGATGACTCTAAAGCTGTTAATCAGTTTGAAGTTCAGATATCTCCTGGCAGCACTAATTATAGCATTGGAAGTGTAATTGAATCGTTAATGGCTATTAAGCAATCCCATGTATTGTTTTTTACTACTGAAAATACAGTAACAATGGCTTATTGTGGCTGCACATTACAAGAAGCAGAAGTGTTAAATTTAGAGCAAAGGCAGGTATAGGTATGGCATTTACCGAAATAAACATGACAGAAAAAGGAATTGCAGCATTAAATAAGGCCCAAAGTGGTTTGAATCTACAGTTTACCAAAGCTGTAATTGGAGATGGTAAGCAAACAAATGTTGAAGTGGAAGAGATGATAAACGGACTGTTTTCGTTGCCTATAAGCGGAAAGTCCGTCAATGCTAAGTCGTGTACACTGGAAATCGACTTGAATAATACAATGTATCAGCAGGATTATTATTTCCGGGAACTTGGTATATTTGCGGAATGCGATGGCACGGAAGTTTTGTATGCATATGCAAATGCCGGAGATGAAGCAGATCTGATACCTTCGGGTGGAACTTTTGCCAGAGTAGAAAGAAGGCTACGGATTTCTTTGCAAATCAGCAATGCAAGTAACATAACAATTGCCGGTGAAAGTGTTTTGTATGTGCTACAACAGGAGTTCGAAGCAGAAGTAAGTAAAAAAGCAGATAAGGAGAATCCGGTTTTTACGAGTTCCCTTTCTATGGGTAGAAAAAGCGGTACAACAGTAGGGAGTAATTCTACTGCACTTGGAAGTTCATGTGAAGCTAATGGAAATTCTTCTAATGCTGAAGGTTATAATACAGTAGCAGCTGGTGATTATTCTCATGCTGAAGGAAGATATAGTCAAAGTAATGGCCTTCAGTCTCATGCTGAAGGATTTAGTACAACAGCAACTGGATCGGCATCTCATTCAGAAGGGCAAAGCACAACAGCAGGTGGAAATTATTCTCACTCCGAAGGTTATAGTACAGAAGCTAGTGGAAATTATTCTCATGTCGAAGGAGCATATAGTGTAGCTACAAAGGATGCGGCTCATGCTGAAGGGGGAGGTACAGAAGCAACTGGAAATTCTTCACATGCTGAAGGTAGTGGTACTAAAGCAACCGGAACAGCTTCTCATTCCGAAGGAAGTAGTACAACAGCATCAGGAGAAGCATCTCACTCAGAAGGCGGAAGTACGAAAGCATTAGGTACTTATTCACATGCTGAAGGCGGTAGCACAACAGCAAATGCAAGCTATGACCATACCGAAGGATATTCGTCAATTACTGATAGTACAGCTAGCACAGGAACAGCTAGACATGCTGAGGGATATCTCACAACAGCATCAGGAGAAGGTGCACATTCAGAAGGTAAATGGACGAGTGCAAGTGGAACCGGTGCACATGCTGAAGGTAGTGGATCATCTGCATCCACACTTACAGTAGCCAGCGGAACAGCTTCCCATGCTGAAGGATATCGTACATCTGCTTCTGCAAACTATAGCCATGCTGAAGGACAAAGCACAACAGCAAGTGGCATAGGTGCGCATGCCGAAGGATATAGCACAAAAGCTGCTGGACAATATTCCCATGCTGAAGGATATAGCGCAACAGCAAGTGGTTATGGTTCACATGCCGAAGGATATGGCACAACAGCCCTTACTTATCAACATGCCGCAGGTCATTATAACGACACTTCATTAGCCACAGCAGCGTCATCATCAGGAACAACAGGAACACTTTTCGTATTAGGAAATGGAACATCATCTTCAGCTGTTAATAATGCTATGCGTGTTACTGGTGAAGGTGCAGTTATTGCTAAAGCAGCATATCAGTCAACAGGCGCAGACTATGCAGAATGGCAGGAATGGTCAGACGGAAATCCAAACGATGAAGATCGTCGGGGATACTTCGTTGTATTTGAAGGGGATAAAATAAGAAAAGCAACATCTGCAGATAGAGATGTAGTTGGTGTTGTATCTGCCAATCCATGTGTCATCGGCAATAACGATGATGGGTGGAGAGGAAAATTTTTAATGGACGAATTCGGCGATTATATTTATGAAGAGGTTGAAGTCGAAAGGGAAGAAATTGATCCGGAAACCGGTGAAACCATAACAGTAAAAGAATTAACTACTACCTATAAGGTAAATCCAGATTATGATCCAGATATGGAATACGTTCATAGGAAAGATCGTAAAGAATGGGACTGCATCGGATTTATGGGTATGCTTATGACCAGATCTGATGGAACTTGTGAAGTTAACAAAAGATGCAAACCAAATGACAATGGTGAAGCTACCTTATCAGATGATGGAAATGGTTATCTTGTATTAAATATTAATGAAGAGACTCAGTTAGTTAAGGTATTGATTGGCGTAAATGTTAGGAACTGGTAAACGAAAGACCGGAGACGGTCTTATTTTGTTGCAGAAAGGGGCGAGCTGAATGTGAATGAAATTGAAATTGTAGAAAGGCTTACAAAGGTCGAAGAGAGGGCAAAAAGTAACACGCACCAAATTGAAGAATTGAAACCAATAGTGAATGAGATACATACGATGTCGAATACCCTTGTCCAGCTAGTCGGGGAAGTCCACCACACAAGTGAAAATGTCATGGACCTGAAAGACAAGGTGGAAACGCTTGAACAAGAACCGGCTACAAAGTGGAAAAACTCAACGAAGGTAGTTGTGAATGCCGTTCTGGGGGCAATCGGCGGTGCTATTGGCGCAGGAATTTTGTATCTGTTAACACAAATTTAGAAAGAGAGGGACATACAATAATGAAAAAAATTGAAACAGGAACAATTGTAAGAACCGTTGTACTTATCATTGCATTGATTAACCAGGTGCTGACGGTTTGTAATATCAACCCTCTGCCAGTTTCAGAGGAAGAAGCAGGCCAGACGGTTTCCATTTGTCTCACTGTAGCCTCTTCTTTGTGGGCATGGTGGAAAAACAACAGCTTTAGTCAGGCAGCCATTGAAGCGGACGAGTATAAAAATCACATAAAAAACTTAGATGAAGATGGCGAGTAATCGCTATTTTTTTTTGGAAGGAGAGTGATATAAGTGTCAGGGTTAAAAATACTTCCCAAGCCAACAGTGGCTGGAGAGCCACTGTTATTTGAATTTGATTGTCATTGCTGTAAATATCTGGTTGCAAACTATACTGATGGAGTGATTTATGCAAATATGGATAATAAGGTTGACAAAATCACAGGCTTTAGGATTTTGCCTGGCTGTGCATATGTCATGGTCAAAAATGAAAATTTAACACAAAAAGGTATACCACGGATGGAGCCTTATTCGAAGGTCGTTAGTGTTCTTCCAACTGCAACATCTGAAGATGGGGTCACAGTACAAGCGCTGAATTACTTTCAGGGGGTGTAAAAAATGCAAAATATAGGACTTGAACCAGGGGTATATCCCCTGAGCCAGTCTTCGGGCAGCAACGTTCCGGAGCCAGAAATATCGCCGAGCACAAGTTGGGATGTGGAAGCAATAGTCAATGCGGGTATGTTTACCTTAAATGATGAGCAAATCAATAATGTAAGATATGGCTTTACTGTAAATCCAGAGTATACAGTAAAGCTTGCGGCCGGTAGCGAATACTATCTGTCAGATGACACTTACTATGACGGTAGTGCAGAAGTTATACACACGTGGGATATCAATTATATTGTAGAGAATTCTTCGGATTATGTTGGTGTGGTGATCGTATGTAGTGATAATAGGGATGTTGCATTCCAGCATAGAAAATATTCTTATGACGGAGTTTATACTATTGACGTATATTTTGGAGATTGCAACCTTACAAAGCTAGTAGTTAATGGTAATTATCAGGGTGCTAATTTTGCCAATGCGTCAATTAATAGTATTAAATGTTCTAAGAAAACTACAGCAGTTAGTGATTTGTTTGCCAATTATGTGGTTGTTGGTACTCCTGTAGGCGGTTATCAATTAGCTTATACATTCTTAACACATATAGATATACCAGAGGGTGCAGATATTATAGGTAGCAGTAGCATTAGCAGCCTTCATTATAATACTGCGTCACAAGTTAATGTTACAGTAAAACTACCAAAAAGCATGGTAAATGTGGGTAGTGTGCTGAATTCATCCAGAATTACTAACATTATAGTAGCGGAAGGGTTTAATGCGTCACTTCAATCTTCATATTTGTCGGTTCCGGTAATGAATAACATAATTACGAATTATGCGGACAGAACCGGACTGGACGCTTTAACCTTTACAGTCGGAACGGAAAAATTAGCACTATTATCAGCGGATATAAAAACACTTGCGGCTGATAAAAATATCATATTGGCGTAGAAAACAGAGTAGAAAGGGCGGGCAACCGCTCTTTTCTTTTGCATGAAATTCAGGAAGGAGTATTTTATGATTATAGATAAAACTTATTTATGTACAAAAAATTGCTATGACGGAAACAACCCTGAATATATCGTAGTCCATCAAACAGGAAACTCAAAGCAAGGCGCAGATGCGAAAGCACATGCGTCGTCTCTATTCAACGGAAATATAAGTGATATGTCGTGGCATTTTGTCGTTGATGATAAGAGTGCT